GTCGGGGGTTGAGGCGAGAAACGATCTCAAGCTGGACCCCGCCGTCAGGTGTGACGGCGGGGTTGTGAAAACTTCTCTACTGCAGGCCTGCAGTGAAGTTCGGTACGGTCAGCATAGTTGGCGAGAATGCTGCTGACGCTTGTTTGGTGGAGGTGGAGGCAAGCTGAGATGGATCGATCCACCTGCCTCTATCGTGGGCAAACTCCCGCGTGTTTGGTGCGTGGGAGGTGCTCGGGTCTGATCTGGGTGACAGACACAGAATACCGTTCCTGACATACTTGTCGAAGACCGGCCCGAACTGGAAATTTTGGTTGACTTTTCCAAGCCCGAAGTTCCTGAAGAACTCCTCTAGTTGTAGTTGTTCGCCCACTTGGAGGTGGAAGAGTTCCGCGACCATGTGCCGGGATTGTGCACAGACCTCTGGTTCTCTTTTCCAGAACTTGTCTCCCTTAGACAAGGCCTCCTTGAGGACTTCTTCGCGATGGTATGTGAGATGCGAGTTGATCACATGCACACCGGCCGTGCGTTTGAGCACGGCCTCGCAAAGGTGAGCGACGACTGGGCAGGTCCGGTACTGGTAGTAGTACGACAGGGCCTTGCTGCGCAAGTACGATCGCTGTTTCTTCTCACCCACGCCGATCATAACCTTCGGCAGGTGGAAGAAATTGCAGACGACTTTGACTGGGTCCGTCAGCACCGCGTCGATGCGCGGGGGCTTAATGATACCACAGAATGAGGCTGTTCCGCAGTGTGCGTGAACCTCACTTTTGAGCTTCACCTGGAGGCCGGCAATCAACCCCACGTTGTATGCCCGCCCCGCGGTGATGCTGTCGTCTCCTTCGACGAGGCCCTTGAAGCTCGCAATCCTGGATGCGAGAATTTTGGGTGAATCATCGGGAAATTTGTCTCGTAATCTAAGGTACGAAACAATGAGAAAGCAGAGAGTGGCGTTGGCGAATGACGTCCATGGCGCTCCACTCATCAAGGTCTCCTGGATGGTGGCCTTGATGCCCGTCTTCTTGAACTTGAGCGAGTTGTGCCCAGTGAGATAAGACGAGAAAGCTTCTCTAATTTTGTGAGAGCCGTTGTCTCCGAGAAGTCGGAAGAAAACAAACTTGACGGCTTTAGCGAACACACCACGGTGGTGGCACTCGAAGGAGCTGAAGTCACCCAAGACAACAGCATCCTCGCCGAAGAGCTCTTCTATTTTCGCAGGCCGGTTGCAAACCGGAATCTTCTTGACGAAGTACTTGGCGAGTTTGCTATGGACAAACAACTCGGTCTCAAGAACCTTGGTGACTGGCGACATGATCGCCATCGTCTCGAAGGGGAGTGCTGCAATGGTACGGGGATACTTGATCTCTGCGTAACACTCGTCTTTGATGAAGCATGCAGCCTCCACCTTGACGCGCGACAGCTCCTCCACGCTGCTTCTAATTTTCTCCAGGTATGCCTTCGGGCGATTTGCGCCCTTAGCATAGGTGCCCCAGTCTATGTCGAACCGTTCTTCTGGAACGGCCGAAAGATGTTGTGTCGCCATCTCTCTGGCGAATCTAAGAAAATCCAATTGCACAGGGCTTTCTGAGCCCAAGTCCATAGTTACGCCTCCAATTCTATGCATTAAAGAATGAAGAATATTGGTGTGGGAGTTAGGATCCGGCGTGTAGAAGCGCGGCCACCTACTCGGCAGTGGTGTCATGTGCATGACTTGAGACACCGGCCTTATGGCGTGTTTGATGTCAGCAGGAACAAACACACGCAGAGAAGGGTCAGGATCGTTGAGTACAGGACAGTCCTCAAGTACTTCATAACCATAGATGTCTCCAAGTTTGTTCCGTGAACTTCCCCCTTGAGGCAGAATCGGTAGAGGGCCGTGAAGACGACAGTCTCGATGCAGGACTTGTCGTGAGAGCGGAAGTTCGCTCTAGAGCCGGC